GTCATGCTTTTTTTCTCCCGGGTTCTTGGCGAGAGGGGGTTGAATGGGTAAGAGGGGTCCGCGTCCTACGCCGAAAGCCATCCTGGAGCTGCGTGGAAGCAAGCGAGCGCGGTACGGGAAGCGCGCGAAAGAAGCGTCTCCGGAGCTCGGGATCCCCACGGCGCCGACTTGGTTGGACCGCGAAGCAAAGGCAGAGTGGCGCCGGGTGAGCAAGTTGCTCGATGAGATGACGGTGCTGGCGATCACCGATCGGTCGGCCTTGGCTTTGATGTGTCAGGCATGGTCAGACTTCTTGCGATTGAAACGCGAAGTGAAGAAGGAAGGCGAGACCTTCAAAACAAGCACTGGCTACCTGGCGAAGAACCCGAAAGTGACGATCATGAACGAGGCCTTCCAGCGGTGGTACAAGCTGATGATTGAATTCGGACTGACACCGAGCGCTCGGGCTGGTGTGATGCGGTCGACGGCTGCCGGCGTCGTGCAGCCACCGGCGCCGAAACGGAAACCGAAGGGCAAGGCGCGCTTTTTTCAGATAGGAATTGCCGGCTGATGAAGACTCTGCAGCAACCCAAGAGATCACGCAGCACAAAACAAGGCAAGGCTCGCAGCGCCGGCCGAAAGCCCAAGAAGGGGCCTGTCCCGGCGGGATGCTTTGCGGCGTCGAAGATCCCGCAGAAGTGGCGCAAGGTCCTGCTGGGGATCCCGAAATACAACTCGATTGAGACTGCCGGCAAGTGTTACTTCGATCCCGAGGCGGCGCAGCGTGCGTTGGACTTCTTTCCGGAGTGTCTCCGGCACGTCAAAGGGCCCAAGGCTGGCGAGCCGTTTGTGTTGGAGCCTTGGCAAGCGGCCGTTGTCGCGAACTTGTTCGGCTGGAAGCGTCCAGATAGCTCGCGCCGCTATCGCGCGACACTGCTCTACGTGGGGAAGAAGAACGGAAAAACGGCCTTTGGCGCTGGGGTTATTATCTACATGCTCGCCTGCGATGGCGAGCTGGGGGCGGAGTTGTATTCTGCGGCATGCTCGAAGGAGCAGGCTGCTCTTGTGTTCTCGCATGCTGCGGGCATGGTGGCTTTGGAACCTGAACTGGCGAATCGGTTGGAGGTCTTTGGCGACAGTGGTGGCGGACAGAATAAGAGCATCGTCTACATTCGAACGAGGTCGAGCTACAAACCACTTGCGGCGGATGTGCATACCGCAGACGGTTCGAACCCTCACATGGTGTTCGTGGACGAGGTGCATCGACACAAGAAACGCGAACTGGTGGACGTGCTGAAGAAGTCCATGGCTGCTCGCCGGCAGCCGCTTATGGTCTACGCGACTACGGCTGATTTCGCTCGGGAATCGTTGTGTAACGAGCTTTTGTTTTACGCGCGCCAGGTGCGCGATGGCGCCGTCTCGGACGAGGAGTTATTGCCTGTTATCTATGAGGCTACGGCGAAGGATGACTGGAGAAACCCGAAAACGTGGCGGAAGGCGAACCCTAACCTCGGCGTTACGATAAGCGAAGACTTTCTGCGGCACGAATGCGAGGAGGCACAGAAGAGGCCAATCCTCGAGAATAGCTTCAAGCGGTTGCATCTCAACATTGTCACCGAACAGGTGAACCGCTGGATATCGATGGAGGATTGGGCGTCGTGCGCTGGGGACAAGACAGCTGATCCGATATTTTGGCGCGAGGCTGTGATAGAGGAGCTTCGAGGGCAGCAGTGTTACGGTGGTCTGGATCTCGGCAGCACTTCGGATCTGACTGCCCTGATGTTGCTCTTCGAGGATCCCGAGGACAGCGACGTGTTCCTGTTGCTGCCATGGTTCTGGATGCCGAGCGAGGGACTCCGTCGAAAGGATCCGCATCATGCGGATCTGTATGCGACATGGATCCGGCAGGGGTTCGTCACCGGCACCGAAGGGAATACCGCGGATTACGACAAGATACGAGTTGACATCGCAGGGGTGCACGATGGGTCAGGCAAGCCCGACAAGGATGGGCTCGCAGATTCGTTCGGTATACGAGAGGTTGCGGTAGACCGGATCTTCCAGGGCGCGCACCTCTGCACGCAGCTCATGTCCGACGGCCTCGAGATTATATCTTTTGGGCAGGGGTTCTTGTCGATGGCCGCACCAGCGAAAGAATTTCTCGAGCGCGTGGTGTCGGGACGGTTGCGGCACGGGAATAACCCGGTGCTGAACTGGATGGCGTCGAACGTTTCTGTGAAGGAAGACGAAGCGGGCAACATGAAGCCAATCAAGCCGGGCAAGAACAGCCCGTACAAAATAGACGGGATCGTCTCGGCGATCATGGCACTCGGCAGGGCAACGTGTCAGGAAGCCGAGGAAGGCGACAGTGTGTACGACGGAGATGACGGAGAGTCACTATTTCTGTGAGGGGTGAATATGTCGATTGAGATGTTGCGTCGTGGAGTGATGGTGTTGGCGGGGATCGCCGTGGCGACAGGGACGAGCGTTGCGGTAATGATCCACGGCTGGGGGCTGGAGCCCAAGAGTTGGGGCTGGGTTATCGGGGCGTATGTCCTCGGGCAGTTGGGAGGCCAGGCGATTATCTGGCTGTCGAGAGCGCCGGCGAGGAGCGAGTGAGGGAATGAATTCGCCGACGGCAAAACTGTTGAAACGGTTTGCTTTGTGGACCGGCAAATCTGAACACGAGCTCAAGGAAGGTTGGAACAGCATGGATCACCGGGAGCGGTACTACGCCAGGCAGCGGATGCGGCATCTGTGTTCACCTGATTCGTCGTTGTCGCGTGCGCTCAAGGAGAAATTCGAAACGGTCAAGAAGTTCGGGAGAAAATAATATGCCGTGGAATCCATGTCGATCGCGGGGTCCGGATTGGCACCGTCGTCCCGATCGTAGATGTCCCACGCCTGAAGTTGCTGAGTGCAGGGAAATCGGTCGCAAGAGAGGATACGCCCAGGTTGTGGTGATTGGTGTGGATCTCAAGAAATTGGAGGAGGAACTCTGATGCTTGTGCTATGCGAAGACATGTTGGATCTTGCCGTGGGCGCTGTGGCGTCGGGGCGGATGACGGCGCCCAGCGAACCGGCGGGATCCTCGTTTGATCTCGTAGGCCGGCCGGTGGCCGGTATCCGGGTTACGCAGGAGACGGCCTTGACGTACTCGGTCTTTTTCGACTGCGTTAAGATCATTTCGGAGACGCTTGCACAATTGCCGTGGCACGTGTTTCGAAGCGCAGGTCGGTACCGGTTCCGGGAGCCGAAAGAAGCTGCCGACGTATTGCTGAGCCGCAAAGCTAATCCCGAGATGGGGGCCCGAACAGCCAAGGAGGTGCTTGCGATTTGGATGCTGCTGCGCGGCAACGGATACGCGGAAATAGAGCGTGCCGGTAACGGAGACCCTCTTGCGTTGTGGCCGTTGAACTCGGCGAGTGTAACCCCGAAGCGCGACGAGTCGGGGGCCTTGATCTATGAGGTCCGGCAGGGACGCGAGGAACCGAAGATCCTGCCGGCGGAGCGGATGTTCCACCTGCGGGGACCCTCTCCGGACGGCATTGTGGGCTGGAGCATCGTCAAACTTGCGCGTGAGTCTATTTCGCTCGGGCTGGCAATGGAAGCCTTCGGGGCATCGTTTTTCGGCAATGGGTGTTGGCCCGGATTGGCGCTCGAGCATCCGGGAAAGCCGAAGTTCGAGGCACGTAAGAAGATGCGCGAAGAACTCACAGCGCAGCATGGCGGAGCGAAAAAAGCGCGCGGGCCGCTGATTCTCTGGGAGGGAATGAAGCTCGAGACCTTCAGCATAACACCCGAGGATTCTCAGTTTCTGGAGTCGCGAGTGCATCAAGTACGGGAGGTTTGTAGATGGTTTCGGATGTCACCTTCCAAGGTGTCGGACCCTGCGGGGGGGACGAAAGCAACCATTGAAGCGGAGAACGTGGGCTTTATAACCGATACGATTATGCCCTGGGTGAGTCGCATGGAAGAGGAGGCAAACATGAAGCTGTTGCCGGCAAAGCGTCCGGAGCTGGCAACGAAGATGAATGTCAACCAATTCATGCGTGGAGACATGAAGACGCGCGGCGTGTTCTACAAGATAATGTTTTCGCTGGGTGCTTATTCGCCGAACGACATACTGTCGCTGGAGGACCGCAATCCGATCGGGCCGGCCGGCGACATGCATTTCGTGCCGATGAATCTTGTATCGATCGATCAGGCGTACAAGGACGGGAACACGGGAGCGAAGAAAGCGGTTCCCGGCGGTGTTTCGAATACGAGCGAGGCGTTGGTCGGTGTTGTCAACAATATGCTGGAGCTGCTGCAGCGCGGGGATTCGTCCGGCGGATCGAAGGCTGCTGAGGTGGCGGTCGAGCAGTACCGCGAGGCGCACTTCGGGATTTTCGAAAGCGCGGCGAAGTGGCTTGTCGGAAAAGAAGGCAAGGCTCACGTTCGTGCGGGAAAGCGATACGCCGGCGACGTTGCGGGCTTCGAGGCGTGGCAGGAAGGTTTCTATCGCAAGCATGCCGATGAGATGGTGGAAGCCTTTGGAGCGCCTGTCGATGCGCTATGTTCCCTGCTGAGCGTTACTGCGCGGACGAATGATGATGTGCGAGCTGTACACAAGCAATTGACGGCAACGTGTGAACAGGAATCGGCCGCGGCGCGCAAGGCGTATTCTATCGCGTATGGGAACCTCGAGGTGTCGGAGTGCTGCCGGCAACGAGAGGAGGAAGCTCCTACGCGGATCGCTCAAGCTGTCATGGAGTCGATTGTCCAGGAAGTATTGCCTTCGGAGGCATGAATGGCATTGGTAACAGAGAGAGGCGCCAGGGCAGAGCGGAAGGCGCGTGCTGCGGAGAAGCGGAAGGTGTGGGGCGCGAAGACGATCGACGTGTTTCGGAAGGCGTTCGCTGGACAGAAGAAGAGTGAGGACGAGGATGGCGTTAGTGTTGGAAGTGGAGAAGAAGAATCCCGAGACGGTCGGATCCCTTAGGGAGTTGCTTGCTAAGGTGCCGGCGGATACGGATATCCAGGTGATGTGTTCAGCTGGTGTTCTGTTGCAGATCTGGCGGGATGAGGAGACAGACATGCGCGTTGTTCACTTGGTCGATGCGCCAAAGGAAGGGGACTGATATGCCGGAGAAGAGTGGAGTTTCGATGTTGTCGTGTAGTCCGGAGATCTACTGGAGCATATATCCTCCGAGCCTGGACAAGATGCTCGGGGAGTTTCGCAGCCACATGCGCGAGGTGTCCTTCAAGGTGGAGGGTGACAATGTGCAGCCGGCGTCCGGGCCGGTTGCGGATCTCGAGCAGGCCGGATATCCGGTCGAGGTGCGAGACCAAACGGCAGTGATACCGATTCTGGGACCGATCGAAAAGCGCGGAAGTTTCTTCTTGATGCTGTTCGGTGGGACGAGCATACAGTTTGTGCAGCGGGCGCTTTGGGCGGCGGTGGCCGACAAGGACGTCAAGAGGATCCTGCTGCGGATAGACTCGCCGGGCGGATCCGTGAACGGTCTCTCCGAGCTCGGGGATACCCTGAACGACGTCAAGGCGAAGAAACCGGTGTTCGCGTACATCGAAGGCATGGGATGCTCGGCAGCGTATTACATCGCAAGCTACGCAGAGCAGATCTATGCCGAGCGCACCGCCCTTATAGGATCGATCGGTACGATTATGGCTCTCTACGATTGGTCCGCCTGGGCTGCGAAGGAAGGCATCAAGCCGGTTGTGATCGCGACGGGCGAATACAAGGGCGCCGGGATCGTGGGGACGGAGGTTACGGAAGCGCACAAGGCTGAGTTCCAGAAGATCGTCGACTTCTACTTCGGTGACTTCATGAATGCTGTTGCTCGAGGTCGCGGTATGACGAAGGCCCAGCTCAAGGAATACGCCGACGGGCGGATCTGGGGTGCTCCGGAGGCGAAGACGATCGGGCTGAGCGACGGGGTGAAGCGTCTCGATGATCTGTTCGCCGGCTGGCGCAGCCGGAAGAGGAGCGTGCGGGCGGCAGTTGAGATGATCGATCGAGTATGGCTCAACTGATTGGAGCGAGAATGACAGAAGAGAGTATTGCGCGATGGGACAAGGAATTGCGTGCTTCTGCGGCAAAGCTTGTCGCTGGGCTAAAGCGCGTTAAGGTGGCATGTGAGCAGGTGAAGGCATTCGGCGAAGCGATGTCTCGACTCACTCGCCGCATCCAGAATCTGGACGAATCTGTAAGCGGGCGTTAGGGGCGGGGTTGACATTGCAATCGGCGGCCGTAGAGTGTAAGCGGATAGGTTAGTGCCGGCCGCGGGGATCTCTGCGGAGTTCAGGGAGAGCCCGGTCGGTGCGAGGGTGAAACCGCGCGGAGTACGCGGGGAGCCCGGCAGACTGTGACATTCTTGATGGCGTTCGTTGCGCGGAGTTCGTAGCGGCGCTGGGATTTACAGAATACTGTGTGTGCGGAGTCACTGCGCAGTCCTCTGACGAGGGCTGTGTTTTTTTTTGGCTTCGCGGCGTGTGGGTCTGGAGGAGGAATCAACATGAACGAGAAGGAGATGCGCGAGAAACTGGCGAAGCTGCACGAGCAGATGAAGGCGCTCAACGCCGCAGCGAAGGCCGAAGAGAGAGATCTCACGGAGGAGGAAGAGACGCAGCTCGAGGAGCTGCTTGCGGAATACGACGGGCTGAAGGCTCAGCTCGAGAAGAAGCAGACATCGGCGGCGCGCGCGGCAAGAGTGGACGCCGAGGGCGAGTTCCTTTCGACGACCACCGGCCGCATCACGGAGCCGGAGGCACCGAAGGCCGATGCCGGCATGCCCGAGAAGCCCGTTGCCGAGACGGTTCGCGAGAACGTGCTCGACGACGCGAAGGGCGGATTCGTGGATTACGGCGCCTTCTGCCAGGCCGTCGTTGCCGGCAGCGCGCGCGGCGCGAAGCCGGACGAGAGGCTGAGGATCCTCAACGCCGCGTACGGACAGAACACCGAGGTCGGTTCCGAGGGCGGCTTCATGGTAGCACCCGAGTACTCGAACCGGATGCTCACGAGGATGGGCGAGCGGATGGACCTGATAGCGAAGTGCGACCTGGTGTCGATGACATCAAACGCGCTTCGACTCACCGGGTTGCAGGATCACGATCGGAGCGTCACGGCCTATCGCTACGGCGGAGTGATTGTCTATTTCGTGGGCGAAGCCGACCAGATAACCCGCAGCAAGATCAAGTCGCGGAACATCGATCTGCGCCTGGCCAAGATGGCGGCGTTGTCGTTTGCCACGGAAGAGGAGATTGCTTCAGTGGTGAACCTGGGCGACCGTTTGCTGAACGCGCACGCAGGCGCGATCGGCGACACCACGAACGAGCTGCTCATGTTCGGGACGGGTGTGGGACAGCCGCAGGGTGCTTTCAACTCGCCTTGCTGCATTTCGGTTACCAAGGAAACGGGACAGCTCGCCGGCAGCGTCCTTTTCGAGAACGTGATCGAGATGGAAGCAGATCTCGCGGAGGAGTCTGGAGAGGGCGCGGAGTACTTCTACAACGCGGAGTGTTTCCCGCAGATCATGGTTATGGTGATGAACGTGGGCACCGGTGGCGTTCCCGTCATGGTGGTTGCCGGCGGCGGCACGGATCGCGCGGCCAAGACCATCATGGGCCGTCCTGCCACGAAGACGAATCACTGCGAAGCGCTCGGAGATGCCGGGGACTTCTGTCTCGGCGACTTCTCGAAGTACGTCCTCGGCGTACGCGGTGCAACCGAGGCCGGCAGTCTCAAGGTCGCGACGGCAATGTCCGTGCATCTGCGGTTCGATTATGCGGAGACGGCGTTCCGTTCGATCGTCGAGCTCGACGGGCAGCCTTACTATGCGCAGTCGCTCAAGCCTCGTAAGGGTGCGGCGGCGAAGCGCGAGAGCCCGTTCGTCAAAATAGCGGAACGCGCGTAAGCAAGTGGAAACATCGGGCGTCGGTAACGGCGCCCGAGACTGTTGTATATCCGGCGGAATTGCCGCCAGAAACAAGTAACAGGAGGAGGAAGGGATGAACCCGAACGCATTGTGTCTCGAGCGAATGCAGATAGTACCCGGCCAGGCGGCCGGACCTGCGGACATCAACGGTGCCGCAATAACGGGCGACTACGTGTCGCTGAAAAATTATCGCCGGTGCCTGGTGCTGGTATATGCGGGCGACGGAACTGCCGGCGGGGATCTCGACGTGAAGCTGTACCAGGCGTCGGACGTATCCGGGACAGGGGCGAAGGTCCTCAACTGTCTGGAGACGGACAGGATCTTCACGAAGCAGCATGCGTCGACCTTCGCGGGCGTCGGACAGTTCACAAAAGAGACGCAGCCGACTGCCGACGAGCAGTACACGGACACGGACTCCGGAGAGCAGGTCAACCTCTGGGGTCTCGAGGTGATGGCATCGGACTTCGACGCGGACAACAATTTCGATTGTCTCCGCGCCGACGTGGCGGATCCCGGCGCGGCGAAGGTTGTCGGGTTGCTTTACATGCTCATGGATCCGAAATACCCGGCGAGCCCCGAGCTGCAGCTCTCGGCGATCGCGGACTAACAATTCCGGGACTGGGCCCGGTACCCATCCGGGCCCGTGATCCTATCCGGAGAGATCCGGGCAACGAAAGGAGTAGGACATGAGTAACAGGAAGGGAAAGACGGCGCTTTTCGCCGCGTGGCTCGCTGGTAGTATGGTCATTGCAGATCAGATGATCACCACAGGCATAAGGCTCTTTGTCGATTCGGTTACGGGCACGGATGGATCTGGCCGTGGCTACAATCCGGACACGCCCTTGGCGTCGATCGATTACGCCGTCGGGCTATGTACGGCGGACAAGGGCGACGTTATCATTGTCATGCCGAACCACGCCGAGACCGTTTCGGCCGCCGCCGGGCTGGCTCTTGATGTTGCCGGCATCACGATTCGGGGCATAGGGCGCGGAGCGAATCAGCCCACGGTGACACTCGACACGGCGAACACGGCTGATGTCGACGTGGATGCGGCCGACATCACGATCGAGAACATCAACTTCGTGGCGAACTACGCCGACATCGCGGCGGCCATTGACGTGAATGCCGACGACTTCACGATCCGCAAGTGCCGGTTTACGTGTGCCGCGACCAACATGAATTTCGTGATCTGCGTGCAGGATGCGGCAGGGACCACGTCCGATCGCATCAGTATCACGGACTGTTATGCACTGCAGCCCGATGCGGCCAACACGCACTTCGTGAACTTCGCCGGGACAGGCGACGGGCATGTGGTCAAGGACAACATCCTCATAGGTGACTGGGGAACGATGGCGATAGGTGGCGCTGGGATCGTCACGTTCATCACGATTGTGGATAATAAGATCTCCAATCAAGCATCCGATAACGATTCTTGCATCAATCTGGCGGCTACCACCACCGGAATTGTGATGCGGAATCTTTGCGGAGGCGCAGCGGCACAGGCCAACGGAATAACAGCAACGGCCTGCGCAGTCGCCGAGAACTACTATGGCGTTGTCTCCGAGGATCTGAGCGCGATACTGGAGCCGGTCGCAACATAGTCGGAATCCCATGAGTGGGGGGGACGGGCCCCCGTAAAACCGTTCCCCCCTTCCCTCAGATACGCGAGGAGGTTGAGATGGAGAAGAAGAAGGCACACGATGTCGTAACGCTTCTGGCGTCTACGACAACCCCGGCCGGCGCGGTCGACACAAACGGCGCTGCAATACGCTTGCCTGCAATTCAGAATGCAGTTGTATTCATTCTTAGCGTTACCGCTGCGGCTACGGATGCGGCCGATACGTTAGATGTTAAGGTCCAGACGATGCTCGACGGCACGAACTGGGTCGACGTGGTGGCCTTTACGCAGGTGCTCGGTGACGGCGGCGCGCTGAAACACGTGGCGAAGATCTCTGCGTCGGCAGCGGAAGCGATGTTCAAAGACGCGGCGCTTGCAGCCGGCAGCGTGCGGAACCTGCTTGGGGATGAATGGCGGGTCAATCACGTGCAGGTCGATGGCGACAGCGATGCTACGTTCACGTTTTCCGTAACCGCGATCCCGATGTGAGGTGACTTGTGGGCACGACACTCGAGACTCCGCCGGCGGTCGAGCCGGTAACGGTCGAGGACGAGGTCCGGAAACATTGCCGCGTTACGACTCTCGACGACGACGATCTCCTGGACGGCCTGATAAAGGCCGCTCGCGGGATGGCGGAGGATCATACCGGCTGGCAGCTCATCACGGCCACATGGAAGCTCTTCCTGGATAACTTTCCGGGCAGCTCTGGAATCATAGAGCTTCCGTATCCGCCGCTGCAGTCCGTAACGCACATCAAGTACTACGACGGCGCCGGCGACCTGCAGACGATCTCGGTCGACGACTATCAGGTCGATACCGATTCGCTGTTCGGGCGCATCATGCCCGAGAAGAACGCAACCTGGCCGACGGTGCAGTCTCAGAGGTTCAATGCCGTCGAGATCCAATTCGATGCCGGTTTCGGCGATGCCGGCTCCGACGTGCCGCAAGGGATCCGCCAGGCGATACTTCTGACTGTCGGGCACTGGTACGAGAATCGTGAGGCTGTTATCGTCGGCACCACTGCAAGTGAACTGCCGCTTAGTGTGCAATCTCTCCTGAATCAAAATTGCGTCGGGCAGCTATGATGCGTGCCGGCAAGCTGAGACACCGCATCGAGATCCAGAAGGTCACAGAATCGACCGACTCAGTGTCGGGTGAGGTCACGAGGGAATGGACAACCATCGAGACGGTGTGGGGATCCATCCGGCCGATGCGCGGGACTGAGCGCTTCGAGGCTTCGCAGGTATCACCGCAGGCAACTCACAAGGTCAATCTGCGTTACGACTCCAGGATTACGTCGGCGCATCGCCTGCGTTTCAATTCGCGGATCTTCGGGATCGAATTCCCACTGAATGTCAACGAACGCAACATCGAGCTCGAGCTCTTATGCAAGGAGGCCTTGTGATGGCCGGCTCAAGAGATTTTGCGATAGGGATGAAACTGGATCCGCAGACAATCAAGCAGGTCGACCGGGCGATGAAGCTGCTGCCCGAGCGTGCGTTCGAGCGCGTCTGCAAGGGCGCGGCGAGCTACGCCATGACCCCGGTACTGAAGGCCGCCCGGGCCAACGCGCAGCAGGTTGCCGACGACGGTGATCTCGCGGCCAGCACCATCAAGAAGCGCAAGGTGTACAAACCGCAGGGAGTGATATTCGTGCTGGTGGGGCCCGAGGACAAGGTGATCGTTCGACAGAAAAACGGCAAGACGGTGAAGAAGAACCCGGCGAACTACAGTCACCTTGTGGAATACGGCACAGCGCCGCACGAGATCTCCAGTCGCTTCCAGGGCGGCACACTCAATCTCGGCGTCGTGCTTGTTTCGGGTACGGTGCAGCATCCTGGATCGGCGGCAAAGCCCGTCTATCGGCCGGCGTATCACTCGCAGCGGATGAACGTCGTGAAACGTTACGAGCGCAAGGTGGTGCTTGGAATCGAGAAGGAAGCGCGGAAACTGGGAAGGGGAGGGTAGTCGTATGCTCGAAAACTTGCTGGAAATCGTGGACCTCCTGCGGGAGAACTGGCGTCTTGTGCTCGAGGTCGTAAGTGCAGCGTTTACGATGGGGCTTATGTTGCGCAGCAAGAAGTGGAAGAGGGCTGCAGTGGCATTTTCCAGGGTGGGGCACATCTGCTATTCGGCGATCGAAGAGGCCGGTAGTAAGATCGATAGCGGTGCCTGGGAGAAGGAAAAGGAGACGCAGGTCTACAGGGATCCAGTGCATTATGTGAAGCGGATGGTCCACGCTACGGTCAAGAACACGGCGCAGCTCGATCCTGCTGTCTTAGACGCGGAGAATGCGATCCGTATACAGGTGGATCCTAAGTCGACCGCGCCGCCAATCAAGCGTTTCTGGCGGCGGTTCATCAACGGGAAGAACCTGGCGGGCGTTGCGGCAAAGGTCTTCGGCCGGGCTGCCATATCCAAAGTGTTTAAGGAGCAGTTCGAATAGGGACGTCGAGAAGAGAGGAGGAGCATTGTGAGCAAGGTGAGTTATGAGAGCATGGATCTGCGGTTGAATGTCTTGGTGCCTGCCGTGCCGAGCTGTTTGCGGCTCGAGGCTGGTCCGTCGAGACCGATGGCCGATTTCTCGGAGCAGGCGCTCCAGAATGTCGGGAAGAAGTACACGGAGGACCTGCTGGCGAAGCGCAAGGAGCAGCTCGCCGCGATGGAGAAGAACAAGGCGAAGAACAAGCCCAAGTAGAGGCGGGACGGCATGGCGGTGACAAAAGAGGATCTGAATATAGTCTGGACGGAGATGCGCGAATTGCGCAGCGATCTCCAGAGTACTCGTGATACCGTGATCGCGGTTGCGACAAAACTGGAGGACTTCAAGCCGCCCGAGCAACCGTGTCAGGACATGAAGCGGATCCTCCGGGAGCGAGCGGCAGAAAAAGAGGGCAGGATCAAGGCGAAGTGGCAGGTTGTCGCGCAGGTCTGTGCACGGATGCTTGTTTGCCTGGGCGTCGGGCTGGGGTGTGTGTGGCTTCTTCTGTGGAGATTGTCGGCGAGGTTCGGTTTCTGAAATGCGAATAGCGGAACATGGAGTCCGATATCTGTTGATTAACGATGCCACCGTTGCGGCATTGGTGGATACGCGGGTGCATCCGCAGCGTGCTCCGCAGGGCGGCGCATTGCCGTATGAAGTGTTTCGCCGGATCGATGGGGATCACCAGAGACACATGACCGCGGCAAGCGGGCTCGTGAAGGTCATAGTCCAGCTCGACAGCGTGTCTGAGTCCTGGGAAGAGGTAAAGGCTATGGCCGAGGCGAATCGTGAGGCGCTCGACGGGTACGCCGGAACGCTGTCGATCAATAACGAGAATCTCGTGGTGCAGGAGATCAGCCTCGCGGGCGATCGCGATGGATACATCCCGCCGGCGACTGCCGAGGACAATGGCAAGCATGTAATAACGCAGGACTTTGAGGTCTGGCACGAAGAGTCCGTGCCGACATTTGTGTAGCAGGAAAACGAGAGGAGGTATGGCATGGCTATAACGGCAAAAGATGGAACCGGCACGACCATCACGTTCGGCACGAGCGCCTTTGCAGCGAACTTGATCGACGTCGATGGACCGGGGCAGGAGCGTGGTGCGATCGATGTCACGCACATGGCGAGCACGGAAATCGAGTCGCTCGAGGCATCTCTTGTTGACGGCGGCGACGTGGGTCTGACTTTCGAATATCTGGGCAGCGATGATCCCCCGATCGACCAGCCGGCTGAGGAAATCATAATCGATTGGGCCGGCGCCGGCACCGGGTACAAGTCGACGTTCAGCGGATTTCTGACGAACTTCCGTCCGCGTGCGGCAATAGGCGAGAGAATGACCGCCACGGCTACGCTCAAGGTTGCGGGTGCCGTACTGCCGGCGCAGGAGTAATCGGCGTTGTAGGCTGGGTGGCGAGGGCAGCTAACGTAAGGAGGTTGGTTGTGACAGACGGCAAATGTGAGATAGTCGGATCGGCTCCGGAGATGGGGCCGGAGGAAGTGCGGACGGTTCTGGGGAAAGACGGCATTCTCCAGGCGAACGATAAGACGATTGTGCTTGTTGAGGTCCCGGAGTGGGGTGGGTACGTCAATGTCAGAGTGCTGTCCGGTACCGAACGGGATTCGTTCGAGGCAGTCACCGCCAAGCCGACGGATGATGAGGAGCTTGGCGACCGGGTGAAGCGGCTCGAGAACCTTCGCGCGCGCCTGGCTGTGCTGGCGATCTGCGACGACGATGGCAACAGGCTGTTCAAAGATTGTGACGCGGGGGCGCTCGGGGCGAAGTCGGCTGCCGCGCTCGATCGCGTCTTCGGGGTTGCCTGCGATCTGAGCGGTCTTACGGCGAAGGACGTTAAGGAACTGGAGGGAAACTCAGACGGCGACCGGAGCGCCTCTTCTGGTTCCGGTTAGCGAAGGAACTGGGTTGTTCGGTCGCAGAAGCTCAGGCGCGTATCGATAGCAGGGAGTTTGCGGAATGGATGGCGTACTCGGATATCGAACCCTTTGGAGAAGCCCGTGCGGATCTTCGGATCGGCGTTGCCGCTGCACGTCTGGCCGGGTTGATCGCCGGCGATCGGCACAGGCCGATCGACTTCATGCCGGAGCTCGGGCAGGTTATCGAGCAAGACGACATCAAGTCGGAGGCTCCCGAGTCTTCGGGGCCGCGCAAGACAGTCGGAGAGATGCGCATGCTTATAGAATCGGCTGTCAGGTTCGCCGAGCGACGCAAGGCACAATCGCAATGAGGAAGATATAGCCGATGGCTACCATTGGAAACATTTCCATAGGGCTCAGCGCGCGCACGGCAGCGTTCGAGAAAGGCATGCGTCGCGGCCGCAAGGTTCTGCGGGGCTTCGGCCGAGCGGCCTCCCGTATCTCCAGGCGTGTGCTCACTCTTGGCGGCGCGCTTTCCGGAGCCGCAGTAGTCGGCGGCCTCACCATATTCACGAAGCGCAGTTTTGAGGGTATCGACGCCACCGCGAAGCTGTCCGACAGAATCGGCATTGCAACCGACAAGCTGGCGGGACTGCAGCACGCTGCCGAGATCACCGGCGCCGGCACTCAGATCCTCAACAAGGGCCTGCAGTACATGGAGAAAGGTCTCGGCGAGGCCGCGCTCGGCATAGGTGAGGCGAAGTACGCTCTCGACAGCCTGGGCCTGTCCGTTGAACAACTGATAAACCTGCCTGCGGATAAGAAGTTTGCGCTCATTGCAGACAAGATGAGCAAGCTCACGACGACATCCGAGAAGGCGTTCGTTGCGCAGAAGATGTTCGGCCGTGCCGGTATGGCGCTTATCAATACGCTCAATCTCGGATCCGGCGGGCTCGAGAGGATGCAGGCGGAAGCCGACAAGCTCGGTATCGCTTTCACCCGAATCGATGCAGCGAAGGTCGAGCTCGCCAACGATGCTATCGTCAGAATGAAGGCATCGTTCACCGGAGCGTTCAACGTTCTTGCGATACAGCTTGCGCCGTATGTCCTGGATATAACCGATCGCATCACTGCATTCGGCACGGAAGGCGAAGGCGCCGGCGTGAAGGTCTCAGAGGCGTTCCAGAGTGTTGCCCGCGGCGTTGCGTTTGTGTCGAATGGAATAAACCTGCTGCGGATGGGCTGGCACGGCTTGATGGCGACCGGGAGACGAGGCCTTCAGCTATGGACCGGCGGACTCGAGTTGTTTCTATCCGGGCTCGGCAAGGTGGCAAAGGCTCTCGATTATGTTTTGGGTACCAATCTTGCCGAGAAGATCGACTCGGCCGCGACTGCGGTGGGAAGACTCTCGAAGGCCTTTGGTGATCAGGCCGCCAAGTCGGAGGCGGAGGTCCTGCTCGCGTGGGATCGCATCAAGGCACGCGATACCGAGAAGCGAGTCGGTGAGTGGATGGAGCGGGCGCAGAAGCGCGCTGCAACTGCGGCCGAGAAGATAGCGAAGAAAACCGCAGGAGGCGGGTCCGCAGCCGGATCGATCATGGCCGCGGCGGCAGGGAAAAAGACCGGCCAGTTCAAAACCGGCAGCATATACGAGCTTGCTCTCGGGGGCTCAGGCGGAGGAGCGATGCGGCCCGTGGAGATCCGCTCGAGACAGGTGGCGGAGACGAATGCGTTGCTCCGGCAGATCGTTCGAGGACAACAGCACGGCGTGCCCGTTGCCGGCTAAACGAAAGGAATGAAGTATGGCGACAAAGGTTTATATCGATAGGGTAACGACGCTCTCTTGCGTGGAGCGTGCGGGAGTGGTTGTAGAGCTTACACGCGAGGCGCTTGTCGTGGGGCTTACGGACGGCAACCTTGGCGTGCTGGATTCTGCGCTTGCTGAACTGGACAAAGCCGGCCACAAGCAAGGCAGCATTCCCGGGGACTATAACAATGTCGTACTTGTCGAACGCCGGCCTTCGATTGTTCCGGGGGATCCCGGGAAGGTCGAAGTCGAGCTGCAGTACGTGCATTATGCCGAAAACGAATGGCAGCCGATCGGTCAGGAGACGTGGCCTCTCATAACAGTAGAAACGGCCATCGAACAAATCACGACACCAAAAGCGAAGCCGTTTGAGCTGGCTAACGATGAATTGTTGTCTGTGGAGCACACTTACCCGGATGATCACGCTACCCAACCAGGGCGCACCATTGTGCAGGGAGGAGAGATCCAGATTACGGTACCGCGGAAGCGCATAACGCTGAGGGGTGTGTTGACCACAAAATCGGGCGATGGCAGTAAATACAGTGCTCTTCTGAACACGGTAAACGATGGTGAGTGGATTGCAGGGTGTGCCGCCGGCACGTTGCTCTGCACTAAGGCAGATTACACCGTGCACGATAGGGTGAGCAGCAAATGTAAATTCCACTATGAATTCGAATACAAAGAAGAAGGTTGGCCCCCTATCGTAGCTTTCGTAGACCCGGAGACCGGCAAGATACCACCTGGTCTCGTGAAGGGCACCGGGTGGAAGACCGTGAATGCCTACAGTCTGCAAGACTTCGGTATTCTGGGGACTCCGAGAGAGGAGTAAGTCGATGGCTGAACACAAGGCGTTGCCACCTTGGCGCCGAGGTGCGCCGGTAACGGCGCGCCGCCTGAACCGCATCCAACAGAATCAGGTTCGCACGCTACGCGGTGGGCCAGGAGTAACCGTTCGCGTGGCCGGCCAGGAAGTCACGATCAGAAACGCCAATCGCGTCGGCCGGGACTTGGGCCTGGTGCAGATGATGGAAATATATGACATCTTTGACGATCATCTCGAATGCTATCTCTACAACGCCGTCGACGCCGAGGCCGGCACCCAAGTCGTCTTCGTCGCCAGGCCGTATCAGTTGCAGCGCACGCCGTTCGACGGGGAGATCATCGTTTATGCTAACGGGCAAAGCGTCGAGTATACATACGTGGACGACCGAAAGCGTAGCGCCGACGACGGCAGCTCGAGCGAGACGCAGGTGATGACGCCCGATTACTACGAGGGCGATATCATCCTCGCTATACGCAACATTGCCGGCGGTACCGGGCTGACTGCAACCAAGGGTGCAACCACGATCGCCATCCAGTGGATGGACCTCAACACGGCCGGCCGCTTCTGGGCAAAGGAGGCATAGCGTGAGCAATCTGCAGGCGTTCGATGGGTCAGGGCTGCAGGCGTTTCTCGCTTCCGGTTTGCAGGTACGAGGAGGAGGTGGATATTGTGCCCTTCCATTCGATACCTATGCTATCCGTATAGAGTATGATGTTTCCGGTACACCTATCAGTGGCACCTCTATATACTCCTCTTTGCTCAGTCCACTTGATTGCTATGCAAAGCAAGAAGCCTGCAGCGGAGGCTATTACAAATCTGAAGAGCAAAGGATTTATTGCTTTGCGAAGAAAGGATTGCCAAATCATTATGTATGGAGCAAGTTCCCAGAGGGAGACAATTCAAAGTGGAGAATGGATTGGGATTTGGCGGCCTCTCCAGTAGGGGCTGACGGGATTTCTGGCGCTATTGATATTTATGCCTTAACGTCGAAATACGATGAATCTTATGCTTGGGACAATCTGCCAGGGGGCAGCATAAATGCTTGCAACACTCAACAACGAGGGATAAGTTCTTACGTCACCGCTGCCAATTGTGTGAGCAATGGAATCACAGGGGTGGGTTTCACCATGGGGGATGTTAAAGGCCTTTTCGCTTTCTATGCCTTTCTTCAATGGTTCTTGCCAACTCAAGATTGGTGGGGGTATGAAATACGACCGGTGATAAGCCATATGGATGAGGATGTGTTTGATTCCTTGACTTACAAGTTCGGGTCTTATCGAGCACGGGGAGAAATAGATCCAAAGACATGGAAGTTTGGAACAGAGGGTTGGTATCTTCAAAGCTCAGGAGGTCTTGTCACATGAGTATTCATCCTCCATACACATTCCTTTCTGCTGAGGAGATCAGATATGATTTGACTACGGATCTTGGGGCTGGACCAGGAGTGTGGAGTTTGGATAGGGATGATGCCACGGGAGGGCTCAAGGAGGCTGTTCTTACCCCATGGTCTTCCAGCATAGACGATGTCGAACAGTGTTTGCGTCATTCATACCTTTGGTTTGAGTCAGGGCTCGGCCGTACTTTTGAAAAGGATACTTACTGCGCTCTCATGTTGCCTGTTGGTGGAGGTGGGTTGATTTCGGCCTCAAGATGGGTGACGTTATTTGCTACTTCCCTGCGGCATGTGTTCAAAATATGGTTGTGTAGTACGGGCAGCGACGATTCCTATACGTGGTCCAATCCTCCTCCGCGCGTGCCTGCCTATAGTATTGATGTGCTGGATTGCGAAATTCTTTCAAACATTCCTAACGACTCCTATCCTTATAATGCTCAGTTCAGTTATTCAGCGGCTTCATATCGAGACTCGGGAAGTGTTCAAGGGGAACAACCTTTCATAATAGCTTTCATGATACCGGCAGGAACTACGTGCGGAGGGGTTGAATTGGGAGGAGAGTTGGAAATAAATTTGTATGCCGCTTACACCGGATGGGCGACTGGGGTGACTGTAGCTGGTTTTGACAGCTATGTGACAGAGACGGATGAAGAAGGCCCATGGAAGGGAGAGGGATTTGATGCCCGTCTTTTTCTAATGGAAGCTGAGGAAGGGAAGTTGCGATGTCAATCGCAGTGACTTCAATCAGGAAGGTAGGAGTCATTTCCTGGGAATATTCCTGGTCGGCCACCACGGCGCCGTACCGGGTCTATCACCGGGGACGTTTGATCGAGAGCGTCACCGACACCGAGTATGTTATCGAGTACCCGGGCGCGACCGCCGAGCCGCCTATCCTCGAAATACTCGACGCAAACGATACGGGCCAGGCGGGGCAGATGCAGTACTCCCCGCGCATGACTCTGCAGTGGAGAGCGGTAGACGGCGCCGAGCGGTACCGGATCAAGCGTTATGTTGATGCCGCGTGGGAGACGATCGCGCATGTCTACGAATCCGGAGCCGGTTACTACACATACCAGAGCGATGTCCTCGATGACCTGGCTGACGAACTGTGGCGCGTTGTTGCCCTGGATGAATACGACAACGAGACCGACGATATCGAGTTCGTCGTTACGATCGTGCGCAACCCTGATGCTCCGGAGATAGCGATGTCGTACGACAAGCCGAATAGCGAAATAGATATAGAGGCGGCATGATGGCGATAAGCAAGAGCAGATCGGACGCGCTGGGGCTTTACCTCACAGGAGCGGCGAGCGACGGCGGGGCACAACCATCGCCGGAGGCGTCTTTCGGGAACTACCGATCGAGCACGGAGGCGTCCATCCTGGCCGGGCTGATCGAGGACGCCATACCTCCGATCGTTGTTGAGCGAGTATTGCCTATCGTGGGCCAGGGCGAGGCGGTTATCCGTGGGGATCACGACGGCAACGTGTATCTAACGCCTTACGGTGCCGGCGAGGGTGCAGCCGTGGCGATCGCCGACGGAGAGACGAAGCTTGTCGAGGGTACCGACAGGGACGAGGCGGTGAGAGTTACTCGCGACGGTACGGGAAGCATCTATGGGAGCATGTCGCTTGATCTCGTGGAGCAGCTGAACGCTGTTGTTGCGGGTCCGAACCTGGCGAATGCGGAACGTGCAGCCGGCGCCGACAAATACGGGGCGTTGATGCTGCGTCCCCATGGAGCCTACGGCGTGCTCGATATCGATATCTGGATCGCGACGCTCGGAACGCAACGTGTGAGCGATGCAGCTCAGCTTGGCGCTGCGGGTACCGGCACCATACAGACCACCGGATCTCTCGCTGATTGGCCGGAGGTAGGCTTCTGTCAAATCCGCCAGGCTGACGGAACGCTGCGGGAGATTGTCCATTACAGCTCGCGCACTGCCACCACTCTGACGATCAGCTCAGCCGATCACAGGGAGCTGCTTGGGACGACTGCCGCCGCCGGCGCTGCCGACGATACGATGGATGCAGTCCCGGGGATCCGGATAGACCTCGAAGACGAGGATAGCGATGGCAAGATCCAGACGATCGCCGATGAAGATACCGCGCCGGCGGCGGTATCGTGGAACACGTCGATCACGCAGGCGGCGGGGCTCTCTATCGTAACGCTCGACGTCTCGCACAATTACGGCCTGTGGATCCACCGAGAGTTTCCGGCCGGCGGCGAGGAGGCTATCGAGTTGCGCAACGTGCTCAACCTGGTCTACTGGGGGGCTGATGAATAGATTGAGAGGAGGGTTGTTAGGATGAGGCCAGAAGACGTGCAGGTCCCGAAACGGACGACGCATCGTGTAAGCAAGGCGGATTTCTGCAAGATCGTCAATTTCCAGGAGCCGGCCGACGTGTTGAATCAATACGCTACCTATGAAGTTGAATACGTCGTGGCGACTCGTGGAGGCAGGGATCTGCCCATCACTCGTTCCTTCCAGAGCAATGGCCCTGAAGGTGCGGGCGGGTTCATTGAATTGCTGAAGGCCTCTCCGGGTGCGAAGATTCTTAGAGAAGGCGAGAAGAAGGTGCTCATTGTCCCGTCGCAGGAGGACTTCATCCTACCGAGGTTGGTGGGGTATGACGGGCACATTGTGGATCAGATCATGGAGAGACTGTAATGGCTTATTGGTACGTGAGCGCGTGGGCTGATGGGGGTGGTGACGGTTCCAAGGGCAGCCCTTGGAGCCTTGATGAGGCTATTACTGCTGATGGCAATGGAACAGTCGGGCAAGGTGATACAGTCTGGTTCAAGGCAGATGGAGTCTATCAGAAGAACGGATCGATAACTATAACTGCTGCTGGAACCACAAGTCTTCATACCAGATGGGAGGGATATACTTCTGCAATAGGAGATAATGGAAGAGCTACATTCCAAAGGACGGGTGGTTCCGGTTATTTTATAGTTGCAACAGCCGCCTACCGGCGATACAAAAATTTCACTTTTGACATGAACAGCGAAGGAAGTGGTGGTTTTAACGGTTATAACTACATCCTTTGGGTTATCAACTGTGAGTTCAAGAACAATACCAGTGGGTATACACTCTATCCAAGGTACAATTATTATATAAATTGTTATATCCATGACTGTACTGCGATATACGGTTATGCAATATTTTATCATTGTATAATAGCCGACTGTACTGCTGGAGCGTATGGAATAATCTATGTATGCAGCCGGTTCGACACTTGTATTATGAAGAACATTAGTGGTGGGGTAGGAATGCGTAGACCTGCCACTGTATTAAATAGTATTTTCGACAATGCCTCCAATGGTGCCGGGCATTTCCTACAGGTTGAAACCGTACGTGGACAGTTGATATGGAATAACATTTTTCTTAACCACGCTGTCGGGGCTGGTTACGCGATATCTTTAGCATCCGGGGACAAATCGCACTTCATTAGGAATAACAATTTTTACAACGTACCTAACAAATGCAATGATATGAGTGTAGTAGGCACTTACCATGAGCTCGATCCCCAATTCAAAGACCCTGCGAATCTGGACTACCGTCGAACCGGATCAAATCTCGATGACCTTGGATTCTCACATATTGGCTTGCAGGGACTCGATTATGGAATCGATATCGGACCCGATCAAGGAATCTTCAAGGACATTCCGGTTGAGGGAAAGGTCCTCCTGGCAACCAGCTATGTTGATCGTGGAGTCGCCAAGACCGGAACGCTGGATGTTATAACCGTGGAGACTTCGGCAGAGATCGAACTGTCGACCGAAGGCTTGGAATTGGAGGTGGAAATAACATGAGCAGGAGCACGGTAACGGCACCGTTAACGTATCAGGGTTTCCAGAAGGAAGCGGCGGACATGGGGATCACGGTTTACGATGGGGCTGGGAGTGTTGTCGATTGCTCTGCGGCCACGGACATCACGCTCGATGGAAAAAGGAAAGGTTTCGGCGGGACGGATTACCAGTTCGAGAAGGTTTTTGATGATTTCGCGGTCTCCGGTGATAACGACGAGATTTTGACCGTGAATCTCGACGACGACGATCGCGACTTTTCGGGATTGCTCTTCTGCATCTTAACGGTGGACTGGGGATCCAACAGAAGATTAAAGGGCTGCTTCCGGTTGCAGTATACCGGGACGTCGGAATAGCGAACCATTGGGAGTAGTATCGGAAGTTTCGGACAATAGGGAGGAGGCAGGAAATGGCAGGAGTGCGTGGAGTAGCACAGACAGCGGAAATCGCAACGGGGACGAACAAGAAGACCCTCTTGCAACTTATCGCTGCGGCGAATCATCGTGTGGTGGTTACGGAGGTCAGTATCGGTTTTGACGGTACGTCGAACACTGCGCAGCCGATCCTCGTGCAGTTATTGCGCCAGACGGATGCAGGAACTGTGACGGGTCTCACATGTCAGAAGATCGACGAAACCGATGATGAAACCTTGCAGACAACGGCGGGGCATACAGCCACGGCCGAGCCTACCGGCACGACGGAGATCATGGGTGAGGATGTTCATCCGCAAGGTGGTTACACCTGGCAAGCGAGGCCTGGCGACGAGATAATTATCAAAGGTGGAGGTCGTCTTGGGCTTGCGGTAACGGCTGCCGCAGGGGTGAACGCCAAGGTCCGGATGCGTTTCGAGGAGTAGTGTCGTGGCTGGGGCAAGGGAAATCACGTTCAATCGTCTTCCTCACGGTACTGTCTTGAAGGTAAGGGTCAAGGCTGGTCGCCGGTTTCGTATCCGGTTCGCGATGTTCACGGCCCTGATTAAACTCGCGGCGTGGGTTTTGGGTTGCGGAGTGCGAATCAAGGAGCAATAGAACATGGCAGGCGAGCTCGTTCCGGCAATACGGCGAATGGCATCCCCCACGTGGGGGCCCTCAGCATTCGGAAGAGTGGTCCGTCGCGACAACCATTCGCCGGCCGGGCCGATCGCTCGGGGAATCAGCCGAATAGTTCTTGCACCGCGTATGCCCTGGGCGCTCTCCCGCGTCGACCGCCGCGGCGGGATGCCTCCGCCCTGGCGAGAGTATGTGCAGGAGATCTCCGGCAAGTACCGGGTGGAGGGCGCGGCCGGTCAGTACGAACTATACGTAGGGGTGGACGCCGATCCCGACTTCACGGCCGCGCCGGCGCAGGTAAGTGCGACGCTGCCGTTCTCCTACGCCGTCACGCCGCCCGGCGCCGGCACCAAGGAGTACAGGCTTTGCCTGCGGTACCGCAATGAGTACGGCTTGCTGAGCCAGAACCAATACACGCGCAGCTACACGATCGACGACGCCGGAGATCTTGTCGTTCCAGACCCAAGCGCTCCGGAAGATGTGAGCATCGCGGAAACGGACGAGCTCGAGGTTGTTGTCACCGCGCTCTATTATCCGGATGCCGACGGCGACAACCGTGCCGACGTCTGGGACATCTACGATCGGGACGACGGTACCAATCCGGACCCCGCGATCGATGTTGCCACGGAGGTGGCCATGGCCGAGGTCGGCCACATCGAGCGCCTGGCTCACGGGCTCGGCCCCTATTCCTTCGAGGCTGATGTGCGCGTCATAGTCCGCTGCCGGCGCGATTCCGACGACGCCGACGACGGCAACAGCACCGTCCACCAGCTCGACCTGAGCGCCCAGCTCGCCGCCCCGACGCACGGGCATAACATCATGGGCGACGCCTACACCGTGCCGGAGTAGGTGCAGGGCAGATCCAACCCCTTGACGGCCCGGCTTTTCGTAGTGTTTCGCTGCAATTTGCAGCGTTTTGCTGCAGTAAATTCCCCTTGACACGCCCGTATATATATATATAATATAGTAGATTGATAACCGATAGGGAGGTAGAGATGAAAGAAACCGTGAGAGTGCTGAGGGAGGGAGAGGTTAAGCTGGTGCTTCCCGGTGCGGAGATCCGCACTGGCGGAACAGTATGGTGTAATGGCATACCGGTGATCGATGGGCAATCCCAGGCCGCGAAGGATGTAGGTATTGATGCGATCAATGCAGCAGTTAAGATGCAGGATTGGGCCAGCATTCCCAAGGGCGCATACGGGCGGATGGGGATGAGCGAGTCTGGGCTCGAGATTATCACGGCTGATGAGCATGAGCAGCGTACCGATAATCGAGTACGGGCTAAGCTGGCGGCGCGCACACCCGCCCAGATCGAGCGAGATGAAATAGAGGGAATGTATGCAGATGCAGAGGATTGCCGCGACTACCCCGGAGATTATTTCCGGTTGCTCGGCCGGGCCAAGGCGCGCCTCGAGGCGTGGAAAGAACAATATCCGGCAGCGGCCACGGAAGAGCACGCGCAGGAGTTGAGATCAGCGGCCGAGGAAAAGAGATCTCTGGCATCGGGCGCGCTGGTATATGATGCGGATGGATCACTTGATAATGCCGAGCAGCATCGGCGGCACGATGAGTTTGTCGCGGAGGCGGAAAAGTTAGAGCGTGAGGCGGCTGCACTGAGCAGCGCATAAAGGCTGCGGCCGGTGACAGCAGCCAGAGGAGGAGATGGATTATGGCGACGTATAAGATGCACAGGTGTGGATATTGCGGCAGGACGCACAGATGCTACATTGGCGTAACTCATGGCCAGCATTATCAGGGTACGTGCCCGTGTGGGGCTGAGTACGCCAGTATTAATGATGGAGGCACGTGGTATTGTATCCACGCGCCACGCGAGGAGCTGGAGGCGAACGTATGAGTAGAGAGCCGGAGACGCGCTGGGCGGTGGTGGCACAGTATGAGCATAGCGGGTACGAGCGCAATGAGATCATCAGCACGCATCGCACGTATGATCTCGCAGCAGGTGCGGCACGCGGGTGTACCATGCGGAGCATTGTCGAGGTACAGGCCGATGCACGCAAGGGCGATAATGTCCGCGCCCTTGAGATAGCGGAGCAAGGTGCAAATATGAAAGGGGGTGATGGAATTGAACGATAGTCCGAGGTGTGCGGCCTGTGGTTTGAAGCAGGTTCGAACAAATAAGGATGGAACCGTAATCTGCAAAGTCTGCGGTCATAGAGAAAAGCCGAAGCAAGCTCGAACAGAAAGAGCTAAGGGATCGTGAGGAAGAACGCGTGGGTTTTGAAGGAGCGAGGAACAATGAAGATGTATACGATAGTCTCGCTGTTGGCTGTGCTGTGCTCGTTCGCCGCATCAAGCCTGGTCGTCGCCGGGCCTGGTCCGTCACGGAAGGATTCTCCGACGGTCGCAGAGAAGAAGATCCAGGCCCTCGAGGCCGAGATACAGCGTCTCCAGATTAAGATGTCAAAGCTTGTTCAGGAGATCGCGAGATTGAAGAGAGAAAACGTGCGACTGAAGAAGGCGGTAGCCGAGATCGAAAAACAGGCGAAACATTCGGACAAGAGCAAAGCGGAGCCAACCCGGAAGGATGCGAAAGAAGGTGAAGCAAAAGGAAAGAAGCGGTTACGCACATTCCGCGTATCGGATATCGTTGCCGAACAGAAAGCGTATGCCAAAGTTGACACATCAAACCCGATCCAGAGGGATCGGTGGCGACGACACGTAAAGGAAAAGTATGGTGGACAGCGGTTTGCCTTCAGTAACGCGACGCTGAAGGGGATGTGGCACGAAAAGGGCAAAGATGCGGACGTGATGGAACTGAATTGTGTAATTTTGGTAGGCGGAGACTATTACGTGAAGCTTCCCCTGAAAGTGGTAATGCGCCGCGGGAAAGATGTTTTCAAGGCAGTGGAGGAAAAGCTGGCAAAGCTCAAGGAGGGTGACAAGCTTTCGGGTTCGGGTACGATCGAGAGAGTTAACGTCTACTGGAAGCTGGGGTGGCCTTACGGCGGGCGATCGCCCATCGGCGGCGTCCGTCTCGACGACGCCAAACTAAAGTAGGGGTTGCCGAGCACACGGGCTTTTCTTGGAGGGCTTCTATTGTCTTCATTACTTCTTCCGGGGAAGCGTCCCATTCTGGTATTGGAAGATATCTGTTGAGCGGCAACCATACAACTCTGTCTCGGGCAATGCCTGGCTCAGCCGAAACAGCACTAATTGAGCAGGCTTGTCGACTTTGGGTCTGAGCACAATCGGGATATCTCCGTGGTTGAACATCTCAAGAGTGATCGTGTTGGAAAAGCCGGGGTCTATCTTGGGCGCTGTAACGTGAATAGACAAACCAATGCGAGCATACCGGCTTCGCCCATGAACCAGGCCGACCAGATCTCCAGGGATGGTAACGGATTCCAGCGTATGGGCCAGGATAAAGCTGTGTGGTTCAAGAAGGTATCGATCGGTCTCTTCTCTCGTATCCCACATCTCCGAGGCATCCCATAACGCCTCGTCCATTTGAATCGCCGCCATGTGGGCGGGTGGTTTGAATGTAGTGAATTTCTGACCCAATCGTAGATCCACGGATACTTGATTGATATCTGCTTCATCAATCTGGGGGTGGATTTCCAGCCCCCCTTCACGGATAGACTTGAGGATATCAGGCTTAGACAGCATTGAGTTGAGCCACTCGATTACGTTCGCCTGTGAAGCGATTAGATGTTACGGAGTGGCCCGGCAATCGTGCAGAAAAAGAGTCGTCTGTTATATCCACAACCTTTGCGCGCACTTCGGTTGGTCCCGATTCTATCGGATTCTTGAGAAAGCGCACGTTTACAAAAGCTATTATGTTTCCGTCGGGAGACTGTACTTTCACGAGGCGTTCGTCTGAAAATGGGCCCGGCTTGACTTCACAGGGAAGCCACACCGTGCATCCTTTATCGAAAGACATGGATTTCCTCCTTCATTTCCTATGGTCACCTCACGCCTGAGGAGTTATATCTGCCACAGTATACCGTTTTGTGTGGCACCGTCAATCCCTTAGGCTTAAGATATTTCAGCATTTGGCTACCGAAGACTCCTCCTTTCTGAACACCTCTCGCTCATAGAAGGTCTGCTTCTTGCAGTTGTTACAGCGTCGTCGGCCTTGTAGGTTAGCCATTGCCTACTTCAGCCGCCTCCGGACTTCAACGACCGCAAAACACCGGCATTCGTCACCGGCGGCCAGCAGGTACGGCGGATATCTTTCGTTCATCGGGGCCAGGACCACCGTGTCGTCGTCTTGTTTGAAGTATCGTTTCACGCTGCAGCCTTCCTCGTCGTGACGACAAAACACGATGTCCCCATTCTCAATCGGTTGGCTGGGTTCAACCAAGAGCAGGTCCCCTTCGTTGATGCCTCCGTTCGGATTCGTCATAGACTCTCCAGTCGCCCGAACGAAGAAGGCGTTGGGGTCTTTGGTGTTCGATAGCGCATACTCGTCAGAATGGCCGGCAGGATGCGAGCCGTCCGTCCAGTCGATGAAGTCGCCGCATTGGGCCGTGTAGACCGGGACCCGATGCTCGGTTTTGTAGATCACGTCGGAAGTGCGCTCGCTGACACGCAGTTCCGTTCGCAGCTTATCCATCTTGTTGGGGTGTATATCGGAGATCCCCTTGCACCAGTTCCAGAGGTCCTGGAGGTAGGCGGGATACAGGCCGAGCGTTTGCGATAGCTGCTCGAGGACGATTGCCTTTGGTTGCTCGTAGATCCCTTTCTTTAATCGGGAGATATTCGACTCCGCAATGCCTGCTGCTGCGGCGACTTCGCGCTGTGTCGAGTATTTCGTTTTCGGCAAGCGATCTGCAAGAAGCTCGCTAAACACTTCCCTAAACGTCGGTCGGGTGATGTTTTTGGTGGTCATGGCTCTCCCCGTAACGCCATTATATTATACGAGATATATCGGCTGGGGGTGGGGGTCACTTGACGAATTTTCAAGGTTTTCTTGACATGGGTCTTGACAAGCCACCCGGGGCCTGTAGTATAGTTACCGTTTGCCGAAGCGGAAGTAAGGGAGGATCTGTGTTTCGCAGGGAAAAACTGGTACGGCTAAGAAGAAAGCACAAGTTGTCGCTTGAGCAAATGGGGCGTCTGTGTGGCGTGGATCCATCTACGTGGCATTGTTGGGAGAAGGGAAAGCGAACGCCAAGCATTGGGAGCTTGCAGAAGGTTGCGCAGGCTTTGAGAGTCGACGTATGGTTTTTTTTGAATTAGGACTGACCGCTTGCGCAAGCGGTCAGTCCATTGGGGGTCGCTCAAATGTCTGATTCTTTATCGCAGCTCGATGCAACGCGGCTGAAAGGACTCAGCCACGTACTCCGAGAAATACGTCTGACAGCAGCGATGCTGGAGAGGAAGATTCTGCGCGGGCACGATAGCGCGGTTGTTGATGTATCCCGGCGCAGGTTGCAGCGAAAGCTTACGTGTTGGGGAAATGTTCTTGTCGGTTCAGGTGGGAGGGTCTATGGGACGCGTGAGATACTCAGTGGAGGATGTACCCGGCGCGATCGCGGTGCAGGTAACAGCTATAGGGCAGACGGCCGCCATGGTGTTGCTGACGTTGTGTGCTGCCGGAGACGCGCGGGGGCGCGTGACGATGTCGATGTGCGAAGTCGGCATGATGCTGGGGTGTTCGGCGCGCACGGTGATGCGTGCGGTAGCCAGGCTCCGGCAGCGCGGGATTGTGACGCAGACGCATCGCGGAGGCGGCCGCGGCCGGATGAGCGAATATCAGATATGTCTGAGATAGATGACGGGAATAAGGAGGTTGAATCATGTCACCAGGTGAAGGGGTAATGGAAAGATCGACGGTATCCCTTAGGGAGCGAGCGCGTGAAATGAAGCTCCTGGCTCTCGACATGCAGATGGCTGGAGGCAACGCGGGCGGTATGCTGCGAGAGTTGAGCGACCGGGATGAGATCTCGCTGGATTACGTGGAGCACTTACGCAATAGCCTGCTCGAACGACTCAATGAATTCCATACACGGTTAGGAGGCCTGTAATGCAGTCGGTCGCATCGCTTCGACGTGGAGATTCGGTGTGGTGGTATCACGAGGTGAAGTGTCAGTGGCGGACGGGTACGTTCGAGCGGGTGGTCGAACAAGGGCGAAAATTCGGGATGGCAATTGTCGTGTGTACGGGTGGGGTGCCGCGAAGGGAGATACATGTGCCAATGGACAGGATCGAGCCTATTGCCGCACGCGGCAAGGGGGTGTCGCCGGCAGGCAAGGGAACACGAAGGGTCTGTCGTGCATAGGCCGATCGAGCTTGAGCGATTATTGCCACGGAGACCCGGGCGGGCAGGGCGCAAGTCCGCCGCCCGGGCTCTCACTTTGACGGCTGGCGTTGTTGGCGCCGTTGGGCTGGGGTGGGTTGCTGCATGGTGGGTTCTTGGGGGAATTTCAGCGACTTGTTTGGTCGGGTATGTGCTTTTGGTGGCGTGGGCGAGTAGCGAGGAGGGTGGCTCATGGGAATCGGCGGTGAGGTAGTGGAGGCATACGAAGTCGCGACGCTTGAGGATGGACGGCGTGTTGTTTTGCGGATGCACAGTGCCGTAGTCGTCAGGGGGTTGGAACTGCCGGACGGTGTGGACCCTCAGCTGGTGATCCGGCAATGGAAAACGGATCACGCGAACTATCTCCGGCGCGAAGATGCCAGGCGGGCGCAGTCAAGCGGTGCCGCGTGAGACGTGCTATCGAGTTCGTTATTCCGGGCACTCCTCAGGCGAAAGGGCGAGCGCGGTTTGATCGACGAAGGGCCAGGACCTATACGCCGGAAGCGACGAGCTCCGTGCAGGGAGACTTCCGGCTGCAGGCCTCGCAGCACAAGCCTGCAACACCATTGCAGGGGCCGGTACGATTATGGATCGATTTCGATCTGCCGCTTCCTCGGGGAGCATCAAGAAAAGAACGCATGCTTATGATCGATAACAAGATTTTGCCTACGGGAAGACCTGATATCGACAATATGGCCAAGCTCGTATTGGATGCGATGAACCGTATGTTCTGGAAGGACGACGCGCAGGTCGTTCTGTTGCATGTTACAAAATCATACAGCGACGCTCCGGGAACGCATGTGATCGTTCAGTGGTGGCAGCAGTTGGAGCCGGGCGAGGAATGACAATGGAGCAGCTGCACTCAAGTGTTCCCGATAGCGCCAGGGAAAGAATCAGCATGTCCCGGCTCCTGAAGGGCCTCGAGCGCATGCTCCCATACATGATCGGCCGGGATCGAGTGAGGACCTCCACGCAGATTATGAGATGCCTGGGATACACGCCGACGGCAACGAACGAGAGGCTGCGTGCTGCCGTCAAGAAGCTGGCGATGCAGATGCGGATCCCCATCGTGTCGTGCTCCAAGGGATTCTACATTGCGACAAGCGTCGAGGACGTCGTGACGTACAAGCAAAGCCTGCTCCGGAGAATCCAAGGGCTGAACCGCGACGTTACGGACGCCAGTGAGATGATTTCCTGGGTGAATATGACTGAAAGGCGATGGTTTTGAAGGATTCGATCCGCAAGTGTGCTGGATGCCATGCGATTATTATCTGGATAGTTACGCCGGCCGGGAAGCGTGCGCCGCTTGATGCGATCCCGGAGAAGCGTTGGGTCCAGATGAGGCCCGGGGCGTGGCAGTTGGTCGACACGTACATGCCGCACCACGCGACGTGTCCGGAGGTCGATCGGTTCAGGATGGGACGAAAGGCATGAGCTGTGAGACCTGTGACAGGCTGGTGGAGCAGGTCAAACACTATCAGCGGATCTACCGAGACGTGTACGGTGAGAGGGCAGGCTTGAGGACGTTGCTCAGGTTGAGAGAGAAGGAAATCGAAAAGTTGAAAGGACATGTTCCCATCCTTGGGTCTACGCGCCCGCGGGAGGGCGACCGCAAGGAACGTCAACGTAGGCCTGGGGAGGGGAGGGAAGGATGCCCGATAGTCGATCAAGACGCTAATCCGGGGCGCCGATTGTGCGGCCGGAAGTCGGACCGGCCGGGCGGGTAGAGATGGAAGCCGACACGAACCGCCCGCCCTGGATTAGCGCCTTGATGAATTCAATCGGGTTTGGAGGGAGAGATGAAAGGGGGGAATGGTGTTGCGTTGCACAGACTGTCAGAAGAACACTTTGGTTGCTCATAAGACGGACTTCAATTTCTGGGAACTGTCTTGCAAGAACAAGAAGTGCATGATGTATTTCCCCGATAACATGGAATTCGAGACGCGCAAGGAAGTGGTGAACGCATACCGGAACTTTATTCTACAGCACTATGGTTTCAAGGACTGATACAGGGGAGGGCTTATGGGAAAGAACGGTAAGTTGTTGATGGACATTCTGGTGGCGGACACGATTCCGACACCGGACAACCCGCGGACGTTGGACACAAGCGCTGCGGCATTTCTGGAACTACTGGAGTCGGTGAAGGGAGCAGGCGTATGTGTGCCGGTGAGTGCCCGGCCACATCCGAAACAAAAAGGTAAATGGGACCTGCGTACCGGTGCGAGGCGCTATGCTGCGGCCAAAGCAGCGGAGCGCGAATGGATTCCGGCAGTGGTCGACATGAAGATGTCGGACAAAGAAGCTTTCGATATCACCTTTATTGAGAATTTCGGGCGCGAGGATCTCAAGCCGCTCGAGCAAGCCAAGGCCGTAAGGATTCTCCTGGAGCGATACGATGGCGACGTGCCGGCGGTAGCATCGAAGCTCGGGTGGACCGAACAGGCTGTCCATATGCGCATGCGTCTGGAGAAGCTTTCACCCGCTTGGCGCAAAGCGGTGGAGAATCCTGCCTCTCCGGAGTCTCAGGCCACGGTGGCGCATCTCGAGCTTGTAGCACGATTGCCAGAGGCGACGCAGGACGCTATCCGTCAAGACAGAGATTGTCAACTAAGGACCTATCACGGCAAGCTGATAAGTGTGAAGGCGTTGGCGGCGGCGATCAAGGGGCACACTCGATCGCTCGATGGCTGTCGATGGGATTCTGCCGACGCTGCGTTGGTGCCGGCGGCGGGTGCGTGCTCGGAGTGTCAGAAGCGCAGCGACACCGACAAGCAACAAGGGCTTTGGGAAGATGCCGGCAAGAAGGCAGGGCCCGCGCGTTGCCTGGATAGGACGTGCTGGAAGAAGAAGGAGGTCGCTTTTGTGCAGCGCATGCAGGCGGAGCTCAAGAAGGAGCATCCGAACTTGCTGCCTATCGTTGATGGAGTGGTGGATTTCTACGAGAAGGAGCGTCTGCGTAAGGCCCTGGGGCTCAAGTTGAAAACGTGCAGCAAGAAGGAATGGCACGATGTAAAGCCGGCGAAGAAGAACGACAAGGGCGCGCTGCCGGCCATGGTCGTCAGCGGTGCGCGAGCGGGTTCGCTTACATATGTTCTGCCTCACGGAACCGGTGGCAACGGGAGCGGTCGGTCGAAGGTCAAAGCGGGTCCCACGCCGCTCAAGGATCGCCGGCGGGCGCTCGAGGGAAGACGCTGGGCGCAGGTCCTCGTGGAGCTTCGTAAGATGGTTTCCAAAAGCGAGCCGTCGATGTTCGTGCTGAAGACTCTCAAGGCAAAGGATTCGTTGTCTCTGGTGTGTGCGATTGCTGCGGTTCTCGGAACGAATAATAGAAGGAACTTTGATCGGGGTCCGTCTGCTTGGCAGCGGATCAAGAAGGTTCTGCATGACGGGTCAGGCGTTAAGGATCTCTGGGCGCAAGTCTGTGGCGTTATTGATGACCGGCTACATGCCTATTGCAACGTTGGCAGCATTCCATCGAGCGGCCATGTCCCAGAGGCGCGCGCGATCGGTAAGCTGCTCGGGCTCCCGGTCGACGACATGTACAAGGATGTTTGCGATCGCAAGGGATTCCTCGAACCGAAAACCTGGGCGAACCTCAAGGCCGATGGAACTCCAAAGACAATCAAGATTCCAAAACCGAAGCCGGCCAAGGTGACGAAATGAAGCAGGGGTTGGTGATGAAGTTTTTTGTTTTGAAGCCGAGAGGCACTGATCTTTATGCCAAGGCGTCTCGTTGTGCAATGCTTCGATACGCAGACGAGGTTATGGATGATGATCGCCAGTTTGCATTGCAAATTATCAAATGGGTATCAGATGAGGAACATAGAGCGGAGTGTGCCGCCGTAGAGCATGGTAGTAAGTCAGGGAAGGAGGCGGCACATCAACACAACGACGGGTTGATGTATCCGGATCGACTTGAACGTTGGGTATGTGACTGCGGACAGGAGTACGATCCTCTTTTGTGTTCTCCTGATTGGCGATGGAATGGGTGGGCGTGGGAGCATTATCACGGTTACCCGCTTGGACACGTAATCACAAAGAGGCAGGGCCGGGGACAATGACGAAGAGGGGCAGGACGATGGCAGATGAAAAGAATGACGATGCTCTAAAGCTGAAGGAGAAGATCGAAGGAGCCTGCCCTAACTGCGGGAAGCGCCTTGTTGTCACGAAGTATTCGAAACAAACCAAGAAGGCGGAACCCGCGCAATATGATATTACAACACGGATCGAGATCGACCACCAGGCCGAGCTCGACTTCGAATCGTAATGGAAAAAGAGGCGAATACGACAAAGGATTGTCTGTGGACCGTTCGTGAGGCTGCTGAGTTCTTGCAAGTCTCACGGCGTTGGATCTATTATGCTCTCCGAGTGGATCCGGAGGACCCGGGCAGCATACCGTTCTTGCGTGTGGGCCGGTTCGTTCGGTTCGATCCGGAGGCCGTCCGGGCCTGGGTGCAAAGGGGGTGCCCGCCGGCGGCGATGATCAAGAGGGAAAGGAGGTCTGAGGGAAAATCATGGGACGAGTCTTCAAGCGGAAGTATAAGGTCAAAGGACCGGATGGGCAGCCCGTCGAGCAGCTCACCCGGGCCTGGTACATCGAGTACACCGATGCCAGGGGCAGGACCAGGCGTCGGAAGATCGGGCCGAACAAAGATCAAGCCCGCCAGGCACTCATGAAAATGGAAGTGGCAGTCGCCGGCGAGAAGGCAGGGTTGCCGGGTGTCAGTGCGCGCGAGATCCGTCTGGATAAACTGTTGGCGGATTATCTGCGTGAGAGAGAGCGTCACGTTACCGCTGACCACGTCAAGGGGGTGAGACATCGCATCGGGCTGATCGTCGATCGTGCTGGGCTGCTATTCGTTGACGATGTCCGGCCGGAAGCTGTCGAAGCGGTGCTCGACGAGCTCGAGGATCAAGGACTCTCGGCCAGGACGGTCAACACATACCTGCAGGCGGTCAAGGGCGCGCTCACGTGGGCGGTGCGGCGGAGGCTGATACCGTACAACCCGCTCGACGCCGTCCGGGCACGCAGCGAGCGGCACAAGGTCCGCAAGCGGCGGCCGCTCTCGACGGACGAGTGCCGGCGATTGCTGCAGGCGGCTCTCAGCGGACCCGTGCAACGACTCGCACGGATCCCCGGCAGCGAGAAACGCTCTCACGAGGACCACGTCAAGGCCCGCGAGATGGGGTCTCGCAATTGCCTCATATATCGCATGCTGCTCGCGACGGGTCTGCGGCTCGACGAGCTCCGGGCGCTTACGTGGTCCGATGTGGATCTCAACGATCGCCGGATCTACTGCCGGGAGAGTTGGACGAAGAACGCCAGGAACGCGACGCTTCCCATGGGCGCCGAGATCCGCGAATCGCTCAAGGAGTGGAAGAAGGTAACGCAGGCAGGTCCCGGCGATCGCGTGGTCAAGGTCCCGACATCGATTCTGCGGACATTCGATCGAGACATCGAGGCCGCTGGGATCGCGAAGCGCGACGCTGCCGGCAGGACCGTCGACCTGCATTCGCTGCGCCATACGTTCGGCCAGCGGCTTAACGATGCTGGCGCGGATCCTAAGGTCCTCCAGGGCCTCTTGAGGCACTCGACGCCGACTGTGTCGCTCGGGCTCTATGTCCATCGCGACGTGGGCCGGATGGCTGCCGCCCTGGATGATCTCGATAGTATCTCGCCGGAAGATGAAGCGGAAAGCGAGGAAAAATCGGCCGAAAACGTCGCCACCGGCACCGATGGGCCAGCGACATGCGTTTCTGAAAATTCTGCGCCGAGTGTGCAAGGGCGTGCAGAGAAGTGCAGTTCGACGCAGCGAATCCCGCCTAATAGCCGCCCAGAGACACAGGGCCGAAGCTCTAAGGGCGAGACAGGCCAGGCGCTTACCCGCGTCGAACGCAATGCTTTTCAAGCCGGCGACACGGGTTCAAATCCCGTTGGGACTACCACCGCTGAATCGCACGATTCTGACCCGAATCCGCGTTCTGCCCGCGAATTTGCAGGCGATACGCCCATTTCAGAACAACCGCCCGAGTGCACTGGTGTGCAAGAGGGTGCAGCCGGTGTCGGTTCGCCCCGCCCAGGGACCGCCCAGAGCATTCTTGATCTATACGATCGGTTCCAACATCTCGATTCGCTATTCGAGGATTGCAGCTCATTCGAGGGGCCTATCTACAAGATGGCTGCCGAGATGTGGGCCGCTATCAAGTCCTTTGTGATCGACAGCAGAAAGGACGGGTGATGAAGGTCTTTTCGTTGAATGATTACGAATGGTACGCGGCGGAAACCCTGGAAGAGGCGATCGCTGCAGAAATGAAAGACACCGGACTGCCACGAGATGAAGTGGTCGACGGGTTCGAAGGCGAATTGACCGAAGAACAAATGGACACGCTGCGCTACCACGATGAAGACGGCCAATCGCGTACGTTTCGAGAACATCTGCAGAGAATGCAAGAAGAAGGCGTGGAGTTTCCCTGTCTCTTTGCGAGGCGAAGGATGATAACGGTGACGGAATTCTAAAAGGAGTTTGGTACATCTATCGATGGGGAAACAATGAGAAAAGGGCAACATTGAAGGGAAGGCGTTGCCGGGTGTTGGCGAGGGGTCGGATGAATAGCTGTGTGGTCGAATTTGAGAACGGACAGCGCGAAGTGATAAGCCGCAATGCGTTGCGGAGAGAGGATAGTTGATGCAGAACTGCGGCGAGTATCCGGATAACTGGGATGAAATCGCCGAAAGGATCAAGCGGGAAATTGGAATAGAGCATTCGGGCAAGAGGACTTTTGACGAGTTGCCTATTTGTTGGCGGATATTTCTTTACTGTGCGTTGTCGTTCTGGGCGGGTGTGATGTTCGGGATCCTGCTCTGCACTACGATATCACCCGGCCGGTAGGAGCCAGAAATGTCAGAACAAAAACGTCTTAAGCGGTTCTGGATACCTGATTTTGTTGCCGATCATCAATTGTCTGCCCTCCAAGGCAACGACGTGAAGGTGTTAGTAGTAATGAGCCGTCACGCCAACAAACAGGGTGATTCGTGGCCATCGGTGAAGACTGTCGGGGAAAAGGCCGGTCTCAACCGTCGGACGGTGCAGCGATCGCAACGTCGACTGTGCGCTGCAGGCTTAATGGTGCGACGAACAGGTAACAAGGGTGGCCGCACTCACTCGGTGGTCTATCGCATGTTCGCCCAGACATGGTTATCACTAAACAGCGTCGCAGGGACCGCCCTTAACGAAGAGGAAACAGCGTCACAGGGACCGCCCTTAACGGATGAAAAGGGCGTCATGTGCGACAAGAAAGGGCGTCATACGCGACAAGAAAGGGCGGTCCCTGTGACGCCCGAAGGAATTCAAGAAGGAATTCTTGAAGTACGGGTGGGAATCGTCGAAAACCTCAAAGGCCTTGCTGCCGGGATCTTCAACAGGACTGCAAAGGATATCCCCGATACCCGAGCTGAAGCTGAACGACAAAAGGCAGCCTTGAGGAAAAAACAGACAGAGGGGATGTTTGACTGATGCTGATTGTGACAGAGATACCGGTGCTTTGTCCTCGTTGTGGTTGCGACAAGGTGCCTATCGTTCGGACGCAGAAACCACGTCGACGTCGGAAGTGTTCGTCTTGTGGTTTGACCTTTCTGTCGGAGATCCGGCAGCGCCTTTCGGTGAAATGCAAGAGCTGTGGACATATCCAGATTCTGGACGATTTTGTTCGACTACCTGCTGGAACGAGTTGACAGGATGTTGCGAAACCGTATTCTGAATAGGGAGTGTTAGATAATGCCGTGGACACCGAAGACGCATAAGCCGACAGCGGCTGTGAGTTCTGCCCAGAAGCACAGGGCATACGATCGGAATCGTGGCTCGGCGAGGGAGCGAGGATATGGCCCAGCGTGGGACAAGACGCGGAAAGATTACGCGCTGGATAACCCGCTCTGCGAGGAGTGTCTGTTGCGTGACATCATTGTCCCGGTTGCTGTCGTGGATCACATAACGCCGCTGAGCGAAGGCGGCGCGCTCCATGACTCGGAGAATCTTCAGAGCTTGTGTTGGAGCTGTCACGAACGCAAGAAGGCGCGAGAGCGCAGAGGGTAGGGGCTATGGGAAACATACAGCGCCCGCTTCTGGGAC